TGAAAAATATGTTATCTGATGATCATCAAAGTGAAACAGGGAGATCAGCAACATTTTCACAGATGAATTCTGTTCAAATCCCTCTACAATTCTGGTTTTGCCGTAATCCAGGGTTAGCATTACCATTAATTGCCCTTCAATATCATGAAGTTAAACTTAAATTTACATGGGGTAAACATTGGGGATATGATGATAGTGATACTCCATCATGCTTAGTTTACTGTGATTATATTTACCTTGACACTGATGAGAGACGTCGTTTTGCTCAAGTTAGTCATGAATATTTAATTGAACAAGTCCAAAAGATTGAAAAAACAAGTGGATCAGTGCAAAGTTCATCAGGTGCAACTTTATCTGCTAAATTAAATTTCAATCATCCTGTTAAAGAATTAGTATGGACTTACCCTGGTATTTTCTTTGATGATATTAAATTAACATTAAATGGACATGATCGTTTTGCGGAGCAAAAAGAGGAATACTTTACTTTAAGACAACCTTATCAATACCATACATCTGTACCAGGTCGCAATTTATATTCATCAAGTCAAAGTGCTGAGACACTTACAGCAAATACGCAGGAGACCACCATTACCACCATAAATAGCACTGCTAAAGTATTGATTGATCCTACGTCTACTGCGTCTGTCGGTGGTGGTCATTCAACCGACGGCCGGATGATATTCCATGGTGCTGATTCAACAACTATCAATGCGGATTATAAAAAAATTAAGTTAGGTGATCATATTGAAATTATTAATAATACAGTTTCAGATAGAGGTGGAATATTTGAAGTTGTAACTCTTATAGATCTAGATAGACTGACAACCCTAATTACATTCCCGACAAGCGGAGGAACTAACAACTCAATGCATATTGTTGGTATTGATGTCATCCGTTACCACTCCGCACCTGCCACATCAGAATTAAGCACTACACTATTGCCCGAAGTTGGGAATAATTTAACTATTAAGTTACACCATCGTAAAGATAATTCACATGGTATTTCAAATACATCAAGTTATGGAAGGACAATTGGTGTTTATTCATTTGCTTTAAAACCTGAAGAACATCAACCATCGGGAACTTGTAATTTCTCAAGAATCGACACCGCAAAATTAGAAGGTAAATATAATCCCGAACATAACGGTGATGCAGATACAGTAACTATCTATGCTGTTAATTACAATGTCTTAAGAATTATGTCAGGTATGGGTGGTCTCGCATACTCGAACTAAACAGTTTTAAGTATTTAAAATAATTTTCTAAAGTATTTTTTTTTTAAAAATAAATCAAAAATTTATTTAATATTAAGTTTTTTCTCAAAATTTTTTTCTAAGTATAAAGTATAAAAAAACAAAATGGGAGGAGGATTAATGCAACTTGTAGCTTATGGTGCTCAGGATATTTACCTTACCGGTAACCCGCAAATTACTTTCTTTAAAGTTGTCTACCGCAGACACACTAACTTCTCGATGGAAGCAATCGAACAAACCCTCAACGGAACGGTCGGTTTAGGAAGTTCTACAACTGCAACTATTTCAAGAAATGGTGATCTTGTTGGAAGGATGTATATTGAATTTATACCATCGGCTTGGACCAAGGGTAATGTTGCTTGTGCTAATTTAGGTTCAGCTTTAGTTAAAGAAGTTGAAATTGAAATCGGTGGTCAAAGAATTGACAAACACTATGGACATTGGATGGAAACTTGGTCTGAATTAACTGAAGTTAATCCGGGTCACGTAACAGGATTACAGGCGGCGGATCTAACCGAAGGAACAACATTTCAAAATCTTTCTTGCTCTGGTGGTGTATTCGGTGCGACTACAGCGATAACTGATCCCATGTGGGTCCCTTTACAATTCTGGTTTAATCGTAATCCAGGTCTTGCTCTTCCACTAATTGCTCTCCAATATCATGAAGTTAAAGTTAAAGTTACTTTAGAAAGTGCAGGCGCGTCCGGCATTGGAGTAGACATGGACTTAAAATCTAATGCTATGAAATTATGGGCAGATTATATATATCTTGATACTGATGAACGCAGGCGTTTTGCACAGGTATCTCATGAATATCTTATTGAACAACTTCAATTTCAATCATTTTCAGGAACACCAAGTAACATGGAACTTAACTTTAATCATCCAGTTAAAGAACTTATATGGACGGGTGTACCAAATACCTCAACAGGAGTCAGTGCTGGTCCATCAACCCCCACCACAGTCCAAGGAACCCTCTCAAAATATCATCTTAAATTAAATGGTCACGATCGTATGGCTGCACGTGAAGCTGAATACTTTACTCGTTGCCAGGTATGGCAACATCACAGTGGTTTTGGAGGAATTACAGCAGATGCCGACGGAGGTGCCGAAGATTCTATTGCGGTCTACTCATTCGCCCTTAAACCTGAAGAACATCAACCATCTGGAACTTGCAACTTCTCTCGCATTGATAATGCTCAATTAGTAGTAGGAGGGATTGGTGTAACTGCTTATAATGTCTACGCCGTCAACTACAACGTCCTTAGAATCATGTCGGGTATGGGTGGTCTCGCATACTCCAACTAAGGTTGATATATATCCTTTAATAATTTTCTTATTTAATTTAATAATTTTCTAATCTTAAGTTTTAAAAATTTTTTAAAAAATTTTTTTAAAAAATAATAAAAAAAAATAATAATTTACAAAAATAATTTATTGATTTTCAGAAATCCAAATATCAAGATATTTTAAAGCATTTAATTTATCATTCCCATTAATTGGTGCTTTACCTATCCATACTTTAACATCATCTACATTTCCGTAATGTTCATATAATAAAGGTAATACTTCTGTAAATGTTTTACCTTGATGAATACCACATTCAACAATAATTTCATCTCCTAAACAAGGTTCAGGTTCTTCTTCAACAACTGGTTCGGGCACCTCTGGAAGTGGTTCAGGAGCAGGTTCAGGTTCAGGAACTTCTTCTGATACTTCAACAACAGGTTCTTCTGAAACAACAGGTTCTTCAACAGCAGGTTCTTCAACAGCAGGTTCTTCAACAGCAGGTTCTTCAACAGCAGGTTCTTCAACAGCAGGTTCTTCAACAGCAGGTTCTTCTTCTGGAACTTCTTCTGGTTCTTCTTCAGGAACTTCTTCTGGTTCTTCCTCCTCAGGAGAAGATACTAATGGTTGTTCATCAACCTCTTCATTAACTTCAGTTAAATCCATTGTAATATTTCCTTCTGACATTTTTTATATTATATTATAAAAAATTTTTAAGTATTTAAAATATTATTAATTAATTTTAAATATTAAAAAAATAATTAAAAAAAAAATAATTAAAAAAAAATGAGTAAAGGATTTACAAATTTAGGAAATACATGTTATATGAATTCTGCATTACAATGTTTATGTCATTTACCACAACTTCATCCTGAAAATGAAGATTTTAGAACAGATTGTGCGAAAGGTAAAAGTATTTCAAAAGATTATTCTGTTATGGATCAATGGTATAAATTACAAAAAAATAAATGGTGCGATGAAGATTGTCAAGTTGTAAATACAATGGAAATTCTTAAAGCATTTATAAAAAAATGTCACCGAGATGATATTTATTTTGAATCTTTTCAACAAAATGATTCTGCCGATTTTATAAGAGTATTTATGGATATGCTTCACGATTCAATAAAAAGAAAAGTAAAAGTTACAATTAATGGTGAACCAAAAAATCGTTATGATCAACTTAAAGTTGAAGGAATAAAATCTTGGGCAAAGTTTTTTGAAGATAGTTATTCACATATTATTAAAAATTTTTATTCTGAAATGTTGACATTTACATCCTGTCCTGAATGTGATTATATTACAACAAACCATGAACCTTGTATGGTTATAATATTAGATCTTGATAATAGTTATAAAACATTTTATGATTGTTTAAATGAATATGTGAAAAAATATACTTTTGATGTAAATAATGAATGGAAATGTGATAAATGTGAACAAAAAGTATGTCCTCAGAAAAAAACAACTTTTTGGGATCTTTCACCTGTATTGATTTTTCAAATAAAACAATATACTTTAAAAGGAAAAATAAATAATCATATCGATTTTCCAGAAACTTTAGATATGAATGATTATTGTGTGAATATTAAAAAAAAAGATACAAAATATAATTTATCAGGTGTATCAATACATTCAGGTGGATTACATGGTGGTCATTATTATGCACGATGTAAAAATTTAAAAAATAATAAATGGTATTTATTGAATGATTCAAGTGTTCAAGAATGTAGTTTATCTGATGTTTTAAATGAATCACCTTATTGTTTTTTTTATACTAGAAAATAGTAATGGTTTAACTCATATCTTGACGTTCTAGTTGCCAATGATCGCCTTTACTAACCCAAAGTTGACCATCTTTACCTTTCATTACAATACCTTCTGGTTCACAATGAGCACATATTCCTAAACCATCTGGTGAATCAAGATTCTTTTTTTTAGGACATTTACAATCTGATTTTTTTATTTTAAT